TCAGCTCCTGATAGACGCTCTGCAACTTTACTGTTAATACCAATCGCATCAAGAGCATTGTCCAACATTCTTTTAGCTGTTGGCTGCTTATTGTTTACTGTTAAAATCGGTATTTCGAAAGTTCCGCCATGTGGATAGCGGATAAGAGCGACTTTTTCACCGTTTTTGTAGTTTGGTGCGTACACCTCATCGTCCTTCATATCTGTAACGGGCAAGATAACCTGATACTTTTGACGCGGTAATGCTGCTGCCTGTAAATGGACGGCTGCGGAGTCACAATCATCAGCGAAAGACTTGAGAAGGGCCTTTTTTACAGTCGGGTTTGTTAAAGAACATATTTCATCAAACTCCGCAAACTTGTCTTTGGTCGCTAAGTCGAGCTGCTTATTGATGAGTGTCATACTTTGCTTGGAGAGAAATTGTGACGGAAGATGGTCACTCCATTCACCCCAGTCCCCCTCTTCAGCGCGCTTATTGATTAAAGAAAGCGACTGTTTCTTTCCTGTTACCGGATCGGTGTACTTACCATTCGGATCGTCGTAATAGCTTTGACCTCCATGCTCTTTAATGAGTGAGCCAAACGGATTTTCGGGATCATTGGTAATTTTCTTCAGAACGTCTCCTGTCGGAGTTCCTTGTTTTTTGTTCGTATTGAACACGACATCCACACCATCAGGCAAATCGTCAGAATATACGGCCATCCCTTTAAGATACCGATTTCCGTCAACGAGAATTCGAACTTGTGCATAATGAGATTCTCCAAGAGAAAGATCCTCAACGCCTCTGCGAATTTCGATGACGCCGTCTTTATCGATTCCCCCGTCTTCCGCATACCGGATTTTCAGCCGGCTGGAATCCATGCTTTCAGGATATACGAAACTTTTTCTGAACGATTCACCATCATCATAAGAAATATAATCTTTCACAGAATGAATATTGTCGTAGTCGTATATTTCCTTATGCTCCGTACCCGGAGGACAAACCACCTGAAGAGTTGTATGTTTTCCAGGATTCGTGGCCTGCTGGATTCTCCCGCCGTATACTGGATATCCTTCTGCTTCGAGGATCGCCAAAGCTTCTTTTAGCTTCTCTTTTGAAATTCCAAGTTCACGTTCAACACCCGTGCCAACATCGATCATCCCTTTTTCCGCTATCTGCTCTTTCAGAAATTCCGCAGTCTTCTTCGCTTGATTCATCCGAGCTTCAGAACGTTCGTTCAGCAATGAGCGAACAGAAGAATCATTGGCAAAGCCCATCTCCCTCGCAATTTCATTCAGGCTTAGACCGTCTTCCCGAAGAGACTTTGCCCGCGCAACATCTAATGCACGTCGTTCATCCTTCGCCAAGGATTTCTGCGCACGATATTGAGTCGTAGACATTCCCATTGCTTTGGCGATTTCTGTTTCGGTAAGTCCTTGGCTTTTCAGCTCTTCAATACGGCTTAAAAAATCTCCGCTGCGCTGATAGGGATTATCGCCAGAGCCCCAAGGATAGCGCCCCGAATGTCTCGGTGTGCCGTAATGCATCAAAATATCTTCAGCAATAGAATTCATGACTTAGCTCTCCCGTTCTTTAATTTTCTTGATGATTTTGTCAGAAACGATAATCTTATTCATAATTGCCGAAATATCATCCGCAGTCGGATTGTGACACAGAATATCATCGCTTTGATAGATGCGAAGCTCTGTTTCAATATCAGTCGGCTTCACACGATATTCCAAACAAAAAAGAGCAGCGTATATTTCAAGCTGCTCAATGTGGGCCGGAATCGCTCCGGACTTATAGTCATGAATTCTAAGCATGTCTTTTCGAAACGAAATGGCATCCGCAGTCCCAAAACAATTTTCCGAATAGAATAGCGGTTGCTCGGGAGTCATCCGAAAGCCAATTGCATCGTTTACATACATGTTGAGTGTTTTTTGTGATTTGGGTAATTTCTGTCCCAGTCGAATGCATTGCGCAGCGAACGCATGCAGCTCTGTTCCTCTCTGTGCCGCCAGAAAATTCAAATATGAGTCAGCCATTTTCTCTTCGCTGTAATTGAGCCAATGATATTTACTCGGCCCAAGAAAAGCATGCAGCCCTTCAAGTTCGAAATGCCGATTGAAGTTCACTTAACACTTCCTCCTTATTCTCAGGATAAACAAATCTTGAGAAGGACATGTTGTCCATCAGATTTACGTAATATTCCTGATTGGGTTGTTTTGCAGCATTCGCAGATTTTTTGCATTCTAAGGACGCCCACTTATCTTGATACAAGACCAACAGATCAGGAAGCCCTTGTATTTGATCCATTTTAAAGACCATGCAGCCAGGGAACATATTTTTTAAACGCTGAATCAGACCATCTTGAAATCCGCTTTCGAGCCTAGAGCTCCTAGCCATCTTGGGCCTCCTTGATAAAAATTAAATTTAATGCGAGTAATAAGCCCTCAAGCGCTTAGCTTCATATGTGTTTTTCCCTGCCAAAATAAGGTTAACAGCGGTTCCGCCAAGCGCTATCGTAGAACCAGCGACAGACGCTAAACGAAGATTTCCGCTATTAGCCAACAGTGCACCTACGATATTACCACCAGCTACAACAGCAGCTTCCGTAATCGCCGTTTTAGCTGTATTACTGGTAATTGTTTTTCCTTGTTGATATAATTTCTTTCCTTCGTCGGCCATTTTATCGGTCTTCAATTTATTATAGATGGCCCGCATTTTTCTTTTTGCTACTTTTACTTCGCCTTTTGCGTCTTTTACCGAACTACTTGTTGCTCTTCCGCTTTTATATGCAACTTTAGCTCTTTGAGCTTTTTCTTTTGCGGCCTCATAATCGGAGTCGGCTTTTTTAAAACGAGCAACGCCTTTTTTCGTATATGTTCCGTCGTATTTTTGATAGCGACGAACACCCCAACGCATGCCCTTAACACCATAATGAGCCAATACTTCTTCGTTGTAATTTTCCATGTTATGTGCCCCTTTCATATTTACTGTAAACTAAAAACTTTTACACCAAAACGTAAAAGAGAGTGTCCATTCAAAAATGGCCATTTTATCCTCTCTCTTCATAACAGTCAATGTTTTTTTCGCGAAGCTGTAAAACAGAAAAAGAAAAGACAGAGAAGCTCGAAAGCAACTCTGTCTTAATAACAAATATATTTTGTTTTATAAAACGTCTTCAATATTAGGCGTATCTGTTTTCTGCCCTCTCTTTTCTATCAAACTTTTAATTCCACTCACGGTTTTGCCGCCAGCATCAATAACAGCTTTTTTCTGTTCGGCAAACTTTGCAGCTTTTTCCGCTTTTATTTCTGCTTTTTGCTTTTCCTGTTCGTCAAACAGTCTCTGGCTTTCGTCAATCACGTCTTGTGTAATGTACTTTAAAAACACCATACTTCCTGGTTTTACTTTTTTTCTTTGCGGAGGATTGGAAATAACAACCTGAGATTCGATACAATCTTTATATTTGGGATCTGCTTCTTTCATGGTGAGTTCGCATGCCGTCGCCTTCAAACCAGCCGATAATACCAAATCAGTTGCTTGGTTAATGGTAAGCGGAAAACCTTTTGCGTACGTATCTGGCACGGATATCAAGTCGTTTTGTTTTTCAAACTCTTCTGCAACCTTATCGACAACTTTGTTTATAGTGGGCTCGATAGCTGGAACAAGTGCATTTAAAGCTGCCGCCCGCAATGCGCCTCCAATTATTCCCCCTATACCTTTTCCCTTACCTTTGGCCATTTTGTTTCCTCCTATTCCATAGCCTTCCAGACAAAATAAAAAGTGCGCCCCAATAAGAGACGCACCAAAAAGCGCATTCTCCCATTGCTGCCACACAATCCTTACACCTGGTTATAGGTATAGGTAAAGAGAGAAAACACTTTTTATCAAAGCATTCCCTATAACCAAGCTATAAAATTGTGTGGCACTTATAATATACCATACCTTTTGCAAAAATGGAAGATTTTGCTGTTGTTCGTTTACACTCTTTATGGCACTGTTCACGACACAAACCTGGCTCGACGGTTCGTATAGTCATACAGTATTTTTGTCGCATCCCTAAAATGAACGGCTATAACCAAGTATCCTTGAGGTTCATAACGAATAACGTCCTTAGAAAGCTTAGGATATGTTTTCTTAAAATCGGTGTATATGTCGATCCACCTTATTTCTCGTCTCAATCGTCTCAATTCCTCCTCAAAAAGTCCTTCTGCCCACTTGCCCACTTTTTTTCGCTTATTTATATAAAATATTGAATTTTTTTATCATGTAATAAGGGTAAAAAAAGTGGGCAAAGTGGGCAATAAACGTAGTTAGACCTTCTATCGACCTTCTATAAGCGTAGTTAGACGTAGTTCTCGCCCACTTTTGGGTTTTGAAAGTGGGCAAAAGCCCACTTTTTTTGGGCAAAAGCGCAAGTAAATGCCTTTACACCCCCTATTTTTTCCTGTCAAAAATATAAAAAGCCCAGAAAAAGTGGGCAGAAGCCCGGATTTGAAATATGAAAGTGGGCAGAAAAATGATGAATTTTTAGGCAAAAATAAAGAGCCGAACAGCATGTCCAGCTCCTGAAATCATCAAAATCCCCTTTACTTTTTCTTCGTATGGCGCACCCAAGCCTTACACCAGGTCTCTTTACAATTCGGATAATCTGTCCAACCACAAGCGTTACAGATCAAATCCTCTCGCCCGAGGTCCGGAATATCCTCTTCATAGTCTTTCAGAACCACTTTCCAAGTTCCGTCTTTCTGCTTAACCGGGCAGGCCATATGACTTTTGACATGTATCACCTTATCCGAACTGGCACCATGCAACGATTTCATCTTATCGCCTCCTCTGCAAAATATAGTACCATGAAAAACGAAAAAGTAAAAGGCCTTGTTCAGACCTCTTACTTTGTTGGAACTGAGTGCCCGTTTAGGAAATCAAAATATTCTACCGCTCGATCAGATCCCTAAGTAACGCCTCGTCCGTATTCGCTTTGATATGGAATTCAATCTTGCCTTTACTGTTTCTAACAGTTTCGACAATGGCTCGAATTCCTTCCGCGTATAACATCCTCAGGCATAAACCTAGTTGCTTATTGGATACGGCCAGAAAATATTCCATAAACCAAACACCTCCTTCCATAATAGGGGATGCGTTTTACGCGCCTACGTTGTCATCCGTATCAACCCCATACTCGTTCAGCTCTGGCATCACTTTGCATGTCCAGATCGCGCACAGGATGTTCCAGACAAAGGCTCGATCGTGGCGCTCGTCATCATCCCCTCGCTTGTATTTAAGGTAATGACGGATGGCGCTGTCGATGTAGCAGTGAACAGGAATCCCTTTCTGCCAATTATTCTCACCATACTTCTGAGCCCCCTGCTCAAAGTGTATGGAAACCTCAAGCAGCATGGTGTAGACGCTGTTGTCGAATTCCGTCGAGAATTGCAGGACGGCTTCTAGCAAATACTTCGGGTCACCAGAATCCTCAAATTGATTAACACAAAATAGTATATCGTCGCGCAGCATATTATAAATAGGAAGCAGAGGAAGCAAATCGCATCGTCCTTTTCCTTCCTGAATATCACGTACTGCGCCTGTCTGAAACGTTCTACGGTTTCCTGAGTCTAAAATCGCACTCATAATTTACACCTCTCTAACCTCATCCGCATAATCAAATGCGCTTCCGAAATATCGCACTTGAGAGACCGGAACGAATGATTTTCGGCCGTTCTTCTCGAACCAGAAAATGTTGATGTTCTCCCGGTAGTGTCCGTAGCGCTCTACGCCCGAAATGATTTTTTCATGTCCATCCGCAAAAATAATCAGTAATAATATCATACTATCCATCTTTACGCCCCTTCTGCAATGTGCTCCACGGCATCCAGATACTCATTCGTTTTCTCCGTCTCAAAAGTCGCCTCGCGCACAGCATCTCCTCCAAAGGTCTCAAAAGGTTTTACATCAAAGAGTCCTTCCGGAATATCTTGAATGAAACCCTCGTGCCATGCTTTCTGTGCCTGTGTTCGCCATATTCGCCGCCAGCGTCTCTCTACTTCAAGTTCCGACTTTAGAGTCTGGACGCATGCCTCAAGATTCTCAGAGACATTTTCAAATGCGGACTCCCAAGACTCGTTCAGACGGTCCACCATCATACGCTGATAACAGATGACCCCCAAAGCAGCCACGAGAAGGATTGTCATAATTGCAACTACGATTACCATTGTTTTATCTCCTTTCGAAAATACAAACTCTATTCCTTTTCCCAATATCCACCGCCAAGACCTTTTTCGAAGTTGACAGCATGACAAATATCCGTTGTATGCTTACATAAAGGGTATGCGCAGTTTCCACAAGCTTTCCGATCACACAAATAAAGAGCCATATCTGGCTCGATCGGCTCTATCTCTGTTTCTATGATTGGAATATCGGTCATTCCTCGTTTTCCTCCTCTTCTTTCGAAGACCATGGATATATATTAACGGATAGCATACCTTCGGGCATTAAGTTGATCGTTACCCATCGGTCATGTTTTTCCATAGCTTTATCGATGATTTCGTGAATATTATCCCAAGTGGTAATGAGCCTACGCATCTGATCCATAAATATCACTCCTTATTTCTCGGTGTTACTGCGTACGTATCCATCTTGACTTTTTCTTTCATTCTTTCTTTCACCTCTTCCATAATCTCATCACAGATAGAAGTTCTAGAAAGATCCGAACCCCGTAATCAGCTCTGAATATGGCAGACTCTCGATCCAGTCTAACATTGTCCTCCACTCATCGAGCTTATGGTTCCGACGGCTCTTATAGATGTTGGCCAAGACCTCGTAATTGAGCATGACCGTCCGTCTCTGGTTGTAAGAGCTCGGGAGAAGCTGGATTATCTGCCACCAGTATTTTTTGTCTTTGCTATCGAGGTATTGAGCACGATACTCATTCAGCATATCAATGGTGCTGTTTAGAATATAATTTCCACCATCCATCAGATGCTCATGGCTGAAATCATCTCGCTCAAATCTCTTCGCCGCGATTTTATGCATTGTGCTGCAAGAGTTTGCAACTGTGCCGACCTTGTATGTATCAAATTCTTTCCACCAATAGAGCGGAGCCGTAATATCCACATACACGGTAATCATCCGCATGAATTTTCGATGGTCTGTCCCGGCGTTCCGCAGTTGCATCATGAGATCACGGTCATTCTTCCCAATAATATAAAACGACACCCCGTCTTCATCGCGGTCACACTCGTCGATGATTTCGATGGAATCGTCGTTATAAATATCTACAGCTTCTTCGTGACTAACTCGGGTCCAGCCACTATCACTCTTCTCCCAACTATTCATCGGATTCCGCATCCCTCGTATCGCATGCTCCCAGCCCACGACCTCGGTGTGTTCGAATTTAATCATTGTTGCTGTCCTCCTTATAACATTGAACAATAAAATTCTTTCCATAAAATAATTCAGCGAATTTCATATTGCCTATGATGTATTTTATACGTTCGTAGTCGCGCTCATCTCCAGTTTCGCCCAGAATAATGTCCGCGGCAGTATTAACATCGTTACAATGATATGTGTGTCTTTTAAAGGTGATCAGTAGCATCGTTTTTTCCTTTCTCAAATGCATTCGCCAAAGCTTGTATCAGACGTAACGATTCATATCGCCCAACATGTGGAGGATAACACACATAAATCTTGTTTTCGTCCGCTATCTTCTTGATAAATTCTTTTTGAAAAGGTAAGAGTTCGATACCAATTCTTTTTAGAAATTCATCGAGTTTCTCGTCTTTTGTCATTACTTTTCTCCTTTCCTATATCCAGCGTTATAAATCGCCTTAGCCATTTTATTGAAGTCGACAATAACCCTATGGGTACTACTAAAGAGTAAATATGAATTCACTCCTGGGAACGGGGTTTCCGGAGATACGCTTTCGCATCTGACCGCATCAGAATCGATCAAAAGATCCCGAATTTTTTTCATCTCTTCAGAGTCAAATATTAGACGTTCCATAATTCTCTCCTTTCATGGCGCATCAGCCGTCATTCTGTCAATTTCTTGAGCCATACCTTTCAAAATTTGAACCATACAGAATTCGAAAAGGGGCATGTTGGATGTCTTTAAGTCTTCGAATCCGATTCTCCGTTCAAGTTTGTACCATTGATGATCGAACCGTTTTTCCAAGCGAACCATAATTGAGTTTGTAATGTTTTCATATCTCCAAATGACTTCAAAATGTCTATTGGCAAGATCCTTCAATGTCCGTTCGAACATTTCTTTTTCTCCTTTCTCTTGTTCTCAATCGCTTGTATCATTTTAAGTGACGAATTCTCCTCATCCCGGAATTTAAGATCTTTAGGATCTACATATCCAATCCCTTCTGGGAACTCCACGATCGCACGAACGAAACTGATCACTCCTCCAGGAGCACCACCAATCATCGGACTTGGCTCTACTGGCCTGGAATAATGCTCCCAGCAGTGAAAATATCCGAATTTTCCATTGACTTCACAGAGCCGACGCTCTTGTTTGACCGTAATATCAGAAAATGCCATCGTTTCTTTCTCCTTTCAAAATCAGAACTTTTCGGCAGATATAACCCGTACTTGCCCTCGCCAAAATGACTCCCGATACAGTTTTTTCTTCGAGTCCTTTGGAGATATCATCATCAAAGTTACCCATCGATTGGATACAAACTCCACGATGCCCTGTGTCGGAGAACATTCACGTCCCCAATTCGTACACGCCTCGTTGCGAGCGAAATATGTACGGGTCACTTCTACTCTATCGCCTATCTTCATTGTCGTTCCTCCACATGATCACAAAGGCCACCACGGTAATTGCAAATATCGCAAAAGCCGAACACAAGATGATCGCCTTGAATCCGGCAGCAATTATTTCGAGCATTTCCTGCACTCCTTAATGATTTGTTCTTGCTGATAAATCATGGCTTTTAATGCAATGGCTATAGCCTCGCTACTGATTTCCGGATGAAGACTGTGGTGATAGCAGAAATCCTCAAACTCCTGAATCGCCTCTTCCAACGTCATTTCTCTTTTGCCTCCCAATTGACAGGTTTGTGAGAATGCAAATTTTCCGGCTCATTCAAGCATTCAAAACAAGGCTCTTCGTTTTCTGGGTTCTTTTCATGCTTGCATTTCTTACAATACTCATGAAAATAAACCTCTTTATAAGCGTCGTCCATCAGAACTCATTCCTTTCAAAGAATAAATATGGTATAATATAATCAAAAACAAGGTGGTGAATCATATGAGCGATTTGGAAAAACGTGCGCACGACATTGCTGTAAGAATACTTCCGTACACGCTAAAAGAATTTAAACCTGATTTTACTTATCTTTCCTCCGATGAAGTATCTCAGGGCCTAGCTCTCCGTTCAGGCGAGATTGTTGAAGAATATGTTCTTCTTTACGAAGCTCTTCTAAAGGATCTGGAAGAATATAGCGATTTATAATTGTTTCTCCGTCCATTTTTACACGTTCAGTTTTGTAATTTGATAAAAAGTGGAACTTCAAGATCAATTTTATATCTTGGAGTTCTTTTTTAATTGCGATCAATTCGTCCACAATAGTCTTAAACATTTCTTAGTCCTCCAGTTTTTTAACATTTCTTACCAATCCCCAGCTCTTCAAGAATATCGTAGATTGGTTTCAAATCAGTCAACCTTTGGGATGTATGAATAACCATTCCAAGCCCATTTTCGTCAACAATAAAGGGATATCCGAGCGCCCTTAAAATGTGAAAAACCGTAGATTTACCTGAGCATTCGGGGCCAACCATCATAATCCATTTGTCTGTTCGAATTGCGTACATAAGTTTTCTAACTTCTTCTTTGCCCAAAAGCTGTGTAAGAAATTCTTTCACTTTTTTGGGCATTTTTTTATATGTGCATTCCCAGTTAACTTTCTGTCTGCTCATGATTTTTTCCTTTCAAAATATCCATTATGCTGCCTTTTTCTTATCCGGTGAGGACCATTTGGTAAATCGCATTTCGTTGAAATTCTTCTTGGCCTTCAGTGCCCTGGCGATTCCCAAGTCGATTCCGGATCTGCTCTTCAGATGATAGTAATACAAATCAGTAAAAGGCGTATTTAGTCTGTCAATTCTCCCCGCTGCCTGTTGCATAACCTTGTAAGAATGGTTCTCAGAATAAAACGCAATCGTATCGGTCTGGATGCAGTTCCACCCCTCGCATCCGGCATTGTACTGAACAAGATACACCCAACTGTCGCCTGTCGGAACCGGTTGATGCTTGTGTCCGTTCCATTCAGCTACTTCGACATCTTCCGTCCGTCCAAACATCGTTTTCAAAATATCCAGTTCGTAGTCAAAGTTATAGAATACGATCATTTTGGGGTGATCTTCAAAGAGTTTCAAAAGCGCAATTTGCCTTGATAAATCAGAATTAACAATTCTCCGCCAGACATAACAAAGACCGCTCGCATTGGTTATAGGCTCGTTCTTAAACGGGTCCCACCGCAGGCGGCCGACATCTTTATACGCTTCGGTATTGTATTTTACGTAAATATCCTCGTGATGAGATATTGTTTTTCGTTTGAAGTCCATGTCCACAAGGATACTTTCTCGTAAGCGGATCAGCCTTCCAACGTTTAAGTACCGGTCCACCTTTGGATATTTACCGTTTACCCATATGTAGACAACATGCTTCTCTTTAAACTCTGTTCGATTGCGATAGAAGCCGTTTGCAACAAATACCGGAATATAGTCCTCCCAGGTATCTCCCGGGGTGGCGGAGAGCAGTATCCACTCGTTCTTCTTTGCGATTTTCAGGAATGATTTAACCCAGGCACCGCTTCCTACGACACGCTGTTCGTCAAATATAAAGAATGAATCCGTAACGTCCTTATACTTCAAAATATTGTTCCAAGAGTCAATCACGACTTTGTTCGGATACAAATTGACATCAGGATTGGTGGAGAGAAGGAAGGGAGAAAGCTCTCCCTCCCATTCCAACGTATCCCGCTTCTTCGCAGTGGTTATAATATAGAGATCCTTTGGAGGATCACCCATTGGAAAATAAGTGCCACCTAAGAGGCTCTCTTCTTCCCCACCCTGCCGAAGATAATAGTAGGACAGTGCTGTCAGAGATTTACCGCTGCCAACTCCACCACGGAGTATGCAGCCGTTTTTCATCCGTCTTACCGCATCCAACTGGTAGTCGTACAAATGTATACCAGCCATGATTACGCGTCCTCTACCTCTTCAAAATGCGAAGTCCACTTTTTAATAATTTGCTTGTAGTAATGATCCCCGCCAAGGTATTTTACAATGGCCATCGCTAGTCCCTTTTCCGGGTCAAACCTTTCCCCGTGAGACTTTACGACAGTTTTTGTGCCATCATTCCAATAGACGATAGTTGCCGGATCGTGAAAAACAACTTTTTTTATTTCATTGCAGCATCTGGCCGCACAAAGCTTGTTAGTGCTCATAACGTCATACCGAGTGTATGCATTCAGAGCTTTTTTGAAAGCATCATCGATCTCCATTAAATTATACATACTTTTTCCCCTTTCAAAAACTCATGTCAGTTTTTTCTAATCCGTGAAAAATTCGGCGCATGGTCCAAATTTGAGAGAAATACATTGGTGTATACCAATAGTTCTCGTCCGTATCGTTCTCTGTCATCGGTTCTGTCAAAGAATTCCCGACTTTGATACAAGCGGCCACACCAAGAAGTGAAAGCTGAATATAACACATCATTGCCGCAGTGTAATCGATATCCTGTGCATAGACAAGCACATAATTCTGAAAATTCAAATTCTCCTTTACGAGCTGCTTCCTTGCTTCATTCACACCAGCAATCAATGTCGCTCCTGCTCCGCAGCATGGGTCATTTATTGTAATATAACCTTTCTCCTGAACTTTTGCCGCTACGTCATTCATAGAAATCCCAGCCATACATTGACAAACGCTATACGGCGTGAATTCTTGACATTTATGCTTGTTTCCAAGGCCAAGCCCCATGAATATATGCCCAAGAAAATCCTGTTCTGGATTACGCTCCAATGCCATAACCGTATGAGCAGCCAGCTCAGGGAAAAGTTTTTGTTCTCTTCCGTTGTATTTTTTGATGGTTCGAAGATATAATTTTTCTCGTTCATCATAATGAGCCTTGTCAACCGGATTGGACAATGCACAGGCGAACATCGAAACAAAATCCTGCCAAACCTCGTATGGAGATACTCTATATGTAAGCTGGTTAAACGCCTTTAGGAATTCTTTTTCGATGTCATCGCTTCTAATGAATTCCGGAGTTTTTTCTTTCTTCTTCGGAAGAGATTCAGGCACTGGAGGTTTTGCCTTCTTCGGATGTGGTGATTGCTTTACTTCCGGCTTTTTAGGCTGTACCGGCGATTTTGTTGGCTTTTTCTTTTTGCTCTGTTTTGTTTTCTTTTTCCAAAATAGCACGATTTTCTCCTTTCAAAAGAAAAAGGGCGTCAGCTAAAACCTAACCGACGCCCTTGAAAATATCAAAATTCATCGTCCGCATACTTTTCAGCGAACTCGTCTTCCTCGATGGTGACATACATTGTTTTTAGATATGCTTTAATACCTGTTTTACCGTTCACTTCCCAGTGACTCGGACTGATGATGAGATCCACATTTTTGATGTCTGCGTAATCCAGCGAATCAATCGCCTCCTCGTCAAGCTGCGTCTTTGCACGTCGGGTAATCATAAAAACCTTTGGTGGAATGTTGTCGAACCGAACCGCGACCTGAATATAGTAACGAGGTTCGTCATCCTCGTCACGTGGTTTTGAAATTTTTACATTCCAGCCATCTTCAGCCAGCTGTTGTGCTTTCTCCAGATCATCAATCAAAACGCAGAAATTGCGATTACCCGCTCGGTTATAGGTAGTCTCACGTCCTGCAAAGTTCCGAAACCGGATTCGTGCATTTTCGATGATCAAATTGTCTACTTTCTGATATGCCATTTCTATAACCTCTTTTCAAAATTATCGTACATCGTACGGTGTTCTATCGTTCCACGGTTCGCTCGGCTCTTGCCAGGGAGGGGTATCCGGTACATATGGATCGTCTGATACAAACCACTCGAAATCGCCATATTGACTGATTGTCTTGACTGCTTCAGTGACCATATTATCGTAATAGGATAAATCAATGCTTTCCTCTTTGCCAAGTTCTCGAACCATCTCAGACTCCAGCCATCGATAGCCCTTTGAACTGGCGGCAGCCGCATATCCTTTTTCTCCGGTCTTTTTGTTCTCGGTCTCACGCATAAGAAGACCACCACCGCAGCCCGGTTTGATGGGACAGAATTGACCGACCTTGCCTATGAAAATATAATTGTGACCTTTACTAATCTCTCCAACCATTGAATCCAATTCGGAATCTCCGGAATGACCAGATGTGTCCATGTCGACTCCAAATTCTCTTGCTTTCTTTACAATACGTTCGAGATCTTTCTCCTGCTCACTCACATCCGGCAAATTCTCGTTCATATCCAAATATAAGGCCGAAGTGACTGATTTTGTCTCGCACATGTCCTTGAACTCGATGGGCTCTTTGCTGAAGAGTTTCTTGAACACATATGGAACCTGGAACTGCGTACCCGTCGCTGTCCATTCTCCAGCATGCTTTCCATCTTTGAACTTTGCCACATATACGGCATCATTCACGAGACAGAACTTTTCAAAGTTCGCTTCAGTCTCAAATAGATATCCGTATTCTTTGCCGAAGCGAATAACAAAGTCCATAATCTCTGGCGTGGCGTCCGGAATTTTAATCGAGTCTGTCTTGATATGTGCAACACAAAAGCCCCGTTTCTCAACTTCACTCTTAAGCAAAGTCATAAACAGGGCTCCACGTTTTGCTACAATATTATCTTTGTTTCTGGGGTCTCGGAACGGATTCTCAAAATTCGCCGCCGTAAGGCCATAAACCGAATTGATCACGATTTTTAGAGCCTGCGCCAGATCCTCCGCTGTGAACCATGCCGTGCCGTTTTCCAGTTGGTCTATGTACTCCACCAAAGCTCCATCCAGCATGGTACGGGCCTTGGCATAGTCGTGGTGTTTGATTGCGACACGGGCCTCCTTAATTTCTTCAAATCGCTTGGTATAAAGGACGCCAAATAGCACCTCGGCAATAGCGCTGCTTGGGTGCTGTGACGCGATATCTCCATCCCAAGCATTTCCGTACATTCCAGGACGAGAAAATACACGGCCACCCTCTCCGATTTCGTCTCCCATAAATGTGGACTTTCCATTCTCATACTTATAACCGGGAAAGAATGGAAGAATAGAGTAGCCTTTCGGAAGAAGCGCCCCCTCCTTATAGGTTTCGTAAGTAGGCAGGCCATGTTCGTCGAAAATTCGGAAAATATAATCCTCACCGAATTTCTTACGGTATGCACGATACTCCGTCTCCGGAACCGGCTGAGACAAATCGCGATAATTGAATTGATCCTGTGGTTTTCGGTTATTCCCAAATATAATCTTGGCAGAAAGCGAGTTGGTCGTGTCGTTGACGCATCCGTTTGCTAATTTTGCCAGGATCTGTCGTGCGGCGAAGTCCCCCCTCCTTTCATTGAAAACAGCCTCAGTTGCGATGACATCGTTGTCGCAGTATTCGGCTACTTTTGGCCAAAGCTCTTCGGGAACCGGTTGATCCCATGGAAGGCCAAGTTCTTGATGATGCAGTCCCAGCTCGATTTCCCATTTTTTCAAAGATTGCTTTTTCGAGCAGAAATCATAGACGTCCGTATAAGAGACGTTGTACGCTTCGCCAAAGAAGCAATTTGCGCTTCCACCAATAATTTTCTGAGACAAATTGAATAGCTGCTCGTTATCATATCCGATGAGTCGTGCGTAAAGGATGTGATTATCATATCGACGACAGTTGAAGCCGACAAGCCGAAAATGCATCAGCTGCTCAATATCTGCTGGGCTTGGGTTAATCATGCGAACAACGGATTTTTCCGATCCCTCCACTTTCCAGTTGACAAGGAAAAGATTAGGAAACACCTCAACGTCATAGAACACCAGTTTTTCACTATCGTTCTGAACATTTTCAGACGGCTCTTCTGATTTAAAATGCATCTTATTGACGAGCTTGATGCAATAATCCGCCTGATGAGTGGAACTCGCCGCAAAGGCCAATATCGAATTTCGCATATCGGTGACATCATAGTGCAGCCCACTCGCATATGCATCTTCCAGAATTTTGTAAATAAAATCCACACTTGGTTTTGTGGCATCATGTATTTCCTTGTTCAGGTTTCGCTTTATCTGTGTTCTTAGACTTTTCTCGCTTTTCACCCCTTCAAAATTTACCATCTTATTTTCTCCTTTCAGTGGTAAACCAGAACTGATTTGTGCAATTGGTAGATTGTTACATTTGGACAGCTTTCTTCTCAAAGAGCTTTTTCCAGTAAAGACTTTTACTTCAATATGGTCGTCATAGACTCTACTGAGCTTTGAAGCGTCGCCAGTATAAATATAATGCAGATGAATCCCAGCTCCGCTCTTACTGAGCTCTGCATATGTCGGCGGCCACTTACTTGCTTCCTCAAGATTTTTCTCAAACGACTTTTCTCCATTTTTTCCGGGAATATCAAAATCGATAACAATATGATTTTCCGGAATTTTTACATAATGGATTTTGGACGTGTCCAACTCAGAAAGTTTTGTCGTTACCTCATCCCATTTTTTCGATGGAGTTTCTTTTGACGTTGCATACTGAGCAGGGCAGTCAGCACAAACCTGGTCGAAGAGAGATTCTGTGCTGTCAAATCGAATTTTAGGGTTGGTGTCTTCCTCCTTTGCACTCACGGTTTTATCTTCAAATTTTTCCGTACGAAATCCGCTGTAATAGCTTCTGAGCCGGGTCCCATCATCAAGATTAAACCGTTCTTTGTACTCCTTGAAATAGTTTTTAAGCTCCTCTTTAAATACTCTTTGAGAAAATGGATACGCAACCTTTGCATCATCGCAGTAGGTTTTGTACATCTCCCATGCAGACTTTAAAGTCGTTCCATCCTCTTTTTTAAAAATATGATAAGAGTCCACTACAAAGTTATAGAAATCGTTGGACGCCCCGAGCATGGTAATGGGAATATAATCGTCGTATCTGCCGGGTTCACTTAAATATACTTCCTGACAATGGTGTGCGATTGGTCCGAGCTCAAATCCAACTTGCTTTACCGCATGTTTGTACTCTTTTGGACTGAGTTTTTCCCCTGAAGGAGAAACATCGATCAAACGCCGAATCAAGCCCGATTTCGCATCTGTGATTTTTACAGGCTTATTCGTTCCCATAAACAGGAAACATTTGAAGCTGTTTGAATATGTGGATTTAAACTTCTCATTCACCGTCATTCGCTCATGAGAGACCAGACTGTTCAGACGGGTGTTGTCCTCAATCTTGGACAAATCACCATCGTGTTGGATTGCTACAAGCGGATTGTCCTTGAAAGCCTCCAGTGCAAATGCGTTGCTAGATGACCCTAATGCTTTTGCATCAAACACCGAATAATAACCTTCGAACAACTGCTGTATGATATTTAAAACCGTAGATTTACCCGTTCCAGCAGCTCCGTAAAGCACCATGAATTTCTGAAGCTTTTTTGATTCTCCAGATATAATCGAGCCGATTGCCCATTCGATTTTTCGGCGTTCCTCTTCCTCATAGAGTGTACTCATCAGTTTGTCATATGCAGGCGTTTCCCCAGCCTCCAGAGGATACCCCAAACGTTTGCTGGCATAATCCTTTTTATTGGTAGGGGTATTCGAAAATATCAATTTTTCGTCGAGCATGTGGAAAGAGTCCCGCATCTGCTTCTGGCAATACTTGTGCCAAGAATCAATCATGCCGGACTCTGAATCCCACATATGAAGCACTTTGACGTTCGAATCAAAACGGTTTCTGTTCTCTTCCGCATATCTGTCAAGTTCCCGATCGATCAGCTGCAAAGCATCCTGTTCGTCCGTAGACCACAAACCACGTTCCTCTATCCAGATAGCATAAAAATCGCCCCCGCGAATCATAAGGTCGGAGCTCTTTTTGATGATAAACTTGGGATAAATCTCTATCAGGCCATTTTTCTTACTGCGGGTCGAGATCATCAGAAAGTCGATCATTGCATTGAGATTCCCCTTCCTCTTGTTTCAGTTTCTTTATTTCCTCGTCGAGTTCCTTGATTTTCTTTTCCATGAGGCTACGATTGATTTCTGAAATAACCAGATATCCAACTGTCAGCCAGGCAAAACGCTTAAAATTCCGATTACGCCTTGCCTGGTTTTTGAGCACTCTTTTAACACCTCTCAATGTCAGTTCGGAAGAACGCATGCTTCTGAAAATATAGGAAACCATCTCATCCATTTCGCTTCTCTCCTTTCTTGCCATTCAAAAAACTGTCAATTGTCTCGAACTTCCAGTCTTTTCCGTTATTAAACGAAAATATAAATTCATCGCCGTTTGCTTCTCGAACTCGAATCGAGTTCCGTCCGTTTGGAAACCATGCAGCAATATTTTCTCCGACATAAGTCGGAAAGTATTGACGGAAAGCTTTATAGACTTCAGCGTGACTCATCTTGCCCTCCTAAAGTTTTCTTGCAGATGCCAGCACATCTGATACCAGATTTCGACACTTCTCATATCGAGGCCTCGACGATTTATAGTGAACAGGCCTCCTTCACCGTTTCGTTTGTAATCTCGGTTGAGAAACCGTTGGAGCACCTCGTCAACATAACTGTTGTCAAATTTGGAGTCGCTCATGTTCCCCAGCCCGAGATTGTCGATCATGTCCCAAAACCATTGCCCCGTACGATTCCCAATATCGGGATCATCCATTATCTGCTCTTCACAACGCATCGAAAGGGCAATCATCATCTCAAGGACACTGCACGGACGATCATCCAAACCAGATGCAATCATTGGCTCAGAATAGTCATTTTCGTATCCAAACCGATATCTAAGGTCTATCCCATCCTCTGCCCGATTTCCGTCCATCGGCAAAGTATAAGTAAACTCCACCTCATGTAAATGAGTTAACAGTTTACGATAGGAAAGACGCTTAGAATATCGTTCGTTAGACACGAGCTGACACATCCATGCAAAATAGGATTGATTTAGCTCATGAAATGTCATTGTTCCTCCGTATCCCAAGATCGGACGTGTGATGCAACGTCCTTATAATTTCTGTGGTCGAGAAGAATTTCATAGTCGCACTTCATCACGTCATTTCTAACGAAGACCGAGTCATCTTCGTACTCTCCAAAATGGGTCAGGGAGTCAAGGCCTACGATTTCATCAGCATTTTCCATTACCTCGTCATCGTCATCTGCAAGGATTCCATCGGCATAGTAACTCAAACTGATTTTTTCATATTCCTCGACTCCGCCAAATTCATCCGGAGAAATAACATAAGGCGCAGGCTTGTCTTCTTCTTTCCCGACATCTGAATAATCCACACGATTGTATCGCCGAAGCATAGACGAATACTCAGCCAAATCCGGCTTTGTTTTTATTCCTACTTCGGCGATTTTAGTTTCCTGCTTCTCGGAAAAATCCTCTTTAGACGTGAGAACAACTTTATCGTCCTGTAAAATCTCTTCATATTTTTTCTTAGTGAAATACCACGCCAAAGAAGCCCCAAGAGCCGCTCCCAGCACAAACATAGAATAATCTATGGTTTTAGTCGTCATCTTCCATCACCTCATATTCATCGTTGCTTTTTATGGTCATCACCGTAAGGGCCAATCCGCCAAAAAGCAATGACGCGCTCACCAAAATTCCACCGATGATGTGCCTTTTTCGCTTTGTGTCGAGGATATAATCCAAAACTGAAATGAAGTTCTCCATCCCATCCATCTTCAGATTTTCCCTCCAGACAGCACGGCAAGACCGCTGACAAAGCAAATTCCGGCCATGGCAGCAAGTGTGTACGACATGAAAGTCAATTTACCGTTCATTATCAATTCACTCCTTCAGTCATCCAGTGTATCAAGAATTGGACCATCAACATTGAAATCAAGCAGGATAGAACGCTCATATCCATTCACAAAATCTCTGGCCGTCTCGCGATTAGCATTGTAGATACCAAATGAAACATACCCATCACAATTGCTTTTTTCCGGCTCATATCGCCACCCAACTACCTGGCCGGCGCGAGTCGGTTCAAATCCGAGCATCTTATATACATCATTCAGGAACAGATAGCCACGTTTCACCAGAAGATCGTTCGCATAATTTTGCTGAGCCCGCAGGAACATCAGATTGTACTCGGAGTCTTTCTCCCAGTTCGGGTTATACTCATCGAAAAATTTTGCGTAGTCGCTGATTCCGTCGATTCCTACGACGTCCACTTTGTTTTTTACAGTTTTTTCTTTTCCTGTTTTTTCGTCAACAACTGTCTCTTCGAACTTCTTTGCCTTGATGGCGTATCTGAGTTCACGGTCAACCTGCTCGCCAAAACGCTCAACGACATTTCCGCGATACTCCTTGAAGCACTTATCGAGCGTCGCATACGCTGCGGTCAGAGCTACGTTACGCTTACGCAGAATATTGTTTGACGCCAAAATACTTGTGATGGATGCAACGCCGAGCAGAACCGAGGGTGCATAAAGCTTCGCAAGCTCGAAGCCCGTTTTGGCGTAGATGATAACCAAATCCTTCTTTCCGTCTTCCCTGGAGTAGTCTTCTTCCGACTGAGTTTCGAGACATTTGTGAACAGCATCCACGTCAATCTTTGTATCGGTCATGATTTCACTTACTTTTGTCGTAGCGCGGCAGGCCAGCACAGCGCTCACAACAGTGCCAACAACCCCGGCCACCACGAGGATTTCCGGACTGTGCTTTTTCAGGGTAAAGCCAACTTTATAAAATGCTTTTGTTGCTTTGTTCATGATTTCTGTTTTGTTCATAAGTACATCAATCTCCTTTTTTAATTCAACGGCAAAGCTTTTGGCAGCTTCAACAAATATCCATCGCGCACACGTATTGCGGAAGCGCTTCGGATATCTGTCCAGCCGTATTTATTGTCTGTGTAGTTTCCAGTGACTCCAACAAGTTCGTACAAATCAGCTACGGACGCCATCCCATAAGTGGAAATCAATTCGTCCATTCGGGACAGAACGTCTTCTGCCTCGTCCCTTTTGTCTAAAACGATATCGTCGTAATCGTATCCAACTCGTGTTCTCGTACGGCCATAATCGTTACGCTCGTTTCCACGGTCATAATAACTTCGATACGAAACTTTAGATGCAGGTGCTCCTTTATTAGATTTTCCACTGACGCCGAGAAGAGCTCTTACCGCATCCAAAATAATATCCTTAACCGCCGGAACAACAATATCTTCAAAAATATAAGATTTTACATCTTCCACATCCTCAGGAACGAAAATGCTCGTAATTTTCTGGATACTGTTTTTCTTTTTAGACTTTACCGGTCCGGATACAATTTTCTCGACTTTTTTCTCTGGTGGGAGGGCCCTTTGCTGTTCTTTGGCCTTATTGGAATTGCCTTTGTATTCCTCCACTACATAGCCTCCTTTTTACTGGACAATCACTTTGCCCGGTAATGTAATTTTCAAATTGGTTGGTTTGTTATTTGCTTTTTTGAATCGATATGCAAGATTGCTTTTTGCCTTCTTTTCTGACACCGCATAGGTCGAAGCCTTCCAACGGCGTGTTACACAGGTGTCAAATTCCATGACCGGACCATCGTATACGTATCTGTTCATAAGCTTCTCCCTTCCAGCAGAAAATAAAAAAGGGAAAGCACCCTGTTAAAGGCACTTTCCCTCATCGGAACACTCTTTTTTCTTATTCGGAAATATCCTCGGAATCCTCATCTTTGACATCGGATTCGTTGAATTCCACGTCGGCGATCTCCTGCTTCTCTTCTTTTTTGGCTTTGAGTTTTGCCAGCAACGGTTTTCCGATGTACTTATAGGCCACTACGCCTGCCAGTACAGCCAAACCAATGCCAGCGGCTACCTTAAAGCCTTTCCCAGAACTCGCATTTACGATCTCCTCAGTAGTTTCCATAACCTCTTCGTTCGTCAAGATTTCGTTGTTTTCCATTGTAAATTTCTCCTTTCAAATTATGAAAATATAGAGTTGCTCTCCATTAAACACCATGCTTTTTTCGCGCACTATTTTGCATATGTATAGTCGTACTTCGGCGCAATCTGGTAGTCAATTACCAAACACGGTGTACCGTCTTCTGCCAGTTGAGAACTAAATCGTAAATCTACAAGTCCATTGTCGACATGCCAACCCAACTCGTCTCCCAGCTTTGTTTCGGGGAGTGCGATTTCGTAATAGAAATCATTCAAGGAAATATACCCTTCATCCAGCATTCGACGGCTAAGGTCGTTCGCTGCTCTCTTCAGTTTTTCAATATCAGATTTGAAGTAACGCCCAGATATCACATCGTAGCAAAGAGTATTTCCTTTCTCTGTAATAATGACTTCCTGGTTTGTAACCGGTGATTTACTGATTCGTTCTTTGGCAACCGCATCTTGTACCGCCTGCTCTTTTTTCTCACCGATGGTCTCAACTACTTTCTCTCGGTATTCCTTCAACGCAGATTCAGAAAGCGTATAGGCTGTTGCGAGCGCTGCGTTTCGTCTGAGGTTGACCGAACTTGCACCGATCAGACACGTCATCGACAGAACCCCTGTTACAGCAGCCGGAACGTAGCAGAGCCAAGCGGCTTTAATGGTTTCAACAGGGGTGAGCGCCGAAGCATCCGTGTTCTGGTGCTTTACCTCCTCAGCCTCTTGAATAAGCAGCAGCGCTTTTGGAGTTGCTCGGACAGCCAGAATAGTTGTAGTGACCATCCCCGCGATTCCAATACCGGTCAATATTTCCGGACTGTGTTTTTGTAGTGCCATTCCCATACTTCGAGCTATGGCTTTTAGATTTAGTTTCATCAAAAAACTCCTTTCGGTCGATTACGAAATCATTGATAAAATATCTGCTGCCGTATCCGCAGCATTGGTGAACATCTCGCGAGCAGACGTTTCAGGGGATATGTGTGCAAAATATGTCATTTCCGCCATGAATACTTCCACCGTACTAACAATCGGAACTTCTGGATTACCGCGTACTCTATCCAGAATCTCGCTTACCGCCCAACGAGAATAACTTCGCTCCGCAAATTGCTCAGGAGGCCAGTTTATACTTGGCTCAAATAAGCATTCCTCCAAATAATCGCAGATAGATTGGACTTCTACATCGTTCATCACATCACTCCACAAAAACAAAAAGAGCCCTTGTTAGGACTCTTCTTCGTCGGTTTTGGCAAGCGCCTCATTCACTTTTTCCTCGATTTTCTCTTCCATCTTTTGCTCGTTCACCCAATCGGTTACAAGTGACATACCTGCACCGATAACGGTAGCGGCAAGACCCAGAACTTTAATCAATGTATTTTTTGTCATAGCGCATCCGCCTCCTTTCATAACACAGAATGTAGAATGTGCGCAGTATTTTGTGCTATACTGTGCGATAGAGGTGATTATAATGTTTCTCGTAAAATGTTCCTGCGGCTGTATGTATACCTTGCAAGATAAAAATTTAAATTATCCGCGTCCTGGGTCTTCTCGCCATTGTCCTAATTGCGCAATGCGTCACGAATTCACGACCAGCTTGACCGTAGCCACCATGCCCGGAGAAGATTTCGAAGTCCACCGGATACCAGATAGTGCCAAAATCGAAGTTAAGTTTGATTATTAGACTTGACCTGGCTACTTTCCATCGGTGATAAACCATCGATGCCAGCTTCTATATTTATCTTACAATTCTCCAACTTACCCAATGCAACATGCATACGTTCTGTTAAATCTGCCAGTTCTCTGACTCGCGCTTTAATTTCTTCAAGTCCCGTGATGTTGATCTCTGTATAAATCATGTTTACTACTCCTTTGTTTAAAATGTAAAATCACAAAAACAAACCCACAGATCGGGCAAGACCTGTGGGTGATTTGCTTTACCCCTCTAAATAATCCGCTGTTGGTTCAAACAACGCAGATACAATATAGCACTCCAGCCCATCATCATATTTGACATACCGATTGTCAAAGTCGATCCAGAAAATTCCGTCTTCCAGCAAATCTTGACCCCAGCCAATGCCTTCGCCACAAACCACCTTCTCGATTCCTAAGAATTCATAGAATTCATTTAGAGACACATAACCGCGCAACGTAAAATTCCGATTCAGATGATATTGCGCATTCAAGACAGACGCCATCGTGGACTGAAAATACCGGTCTGATATCTCGTCATAGAAAAGGCATTCTTCGCAGCCGTCATCGTGACTCGCATCATAAATAGCGCATCCATCCGCTGAAATATATGTCTCCTTAGCAACCTCTGCTTTAATCTTTGAATCCGCATCATCCCCGAACACAGTGTTTGCGGCACCTCGATATCGGGAATATGATTCATTCAGCATCGCATAAGCTGCTGTCAACGAGGCTTGATTTCGTTGATTGAGCACGTTGGCACCGAATAAACAAATCAAAGATGATATACCAATTGCTGCAACAGGGATATAAGCTGGCGCGGCAGTTCGAATGGTCTCCAGCTTGTCAAGTTCTTCTCCTTTCTGAACTTCTGCCTCTTCTAAAAGCTTCATTGCTTTGGGTGTTGCCCTGGCCGACATGATTATAGTCGCAACAACTCCGGTGGCTCCAACAAAAGTTAAAATTGTCGGTGAATGCCGTTTTAAGTATGCTGCCGATCTGTAAAAGGCCTTTTGAATAACGTTTGCTTTCTCCATGCTTTCTCCTTTCGTTTTTGGTGGATAAAATAAAAGAAACAGTACGGGTTGGATGCCGTATCCTCATCCTCTGCTTTTAGCAGGGCCGCTCTTCCGCTTGAGCTAACTGTTTCTTCATAAAACAATTTGTAAATTTCGCGAAGCAAAAAAAAAAAGGAAAGAGACTTTGTATTTTGTCTCAATCCCTCCTGCTCAACCATAAATATAATTCTTTTTAGCCACGAGTAATGGTATTGCCAGAAATGAAGTAAATACAAAGAATGTCCAATCATTCGAAATGATCGCGGCAAACAATCCAAGACTAAGCAATGCAATAGCACACAGCTTGTTCTTAAATGTTTTTCGATTGCTTCGAATCAGTTTTCTTATGTACTTTCTTATTCTTTTACACATAATCTCTTCTCCTTTGAAAATATATAGGTTTCCATAAAAGAGCCTGCTAAAAATGCGCAAAAAAAAGAAAGAGCCCTTGTTCAGGACTCAATCTCTCGTTTCTTGATTTTTACTATAATTTCATTTCCTTCAATAAACGCCTCAAGTTTAAATTTTTCCGGCTCATCAATTACCTCCTTTATAAGCGACGGTTTCTCTTTCTCCTTCTCAGGGCTCCTTCTGAACCTCAAATTCGAAATATCAATCTTGCTTAAAATTTTGCTGATAATCATACCTCTTCTCCTTTCGAGAGTCGTTTATTTCTCTCGTAATAGAAGATGCAATTTTGGCGTAAATTGTTCAAATATCTTTCCTGTCGAAACAGGTCTCCCATCGAGCTTTGGGCAGCGGCTTCATTTTCAGCGCCCACATAAGCTGCCGCACGGTCACAGTCGGATAAAGGCCATCCGTGCAAGCTCCAGCCCGCTTATCAAAATACTCCTTAAAGTTTGGATGCAAATATAAGTCATCCGTAAGCCACGAATCAACCTCACTCCACCATGTGGTTTTCGTTCTAGCGTCAAAACGCTGCTGAATAACGGCAAGCCCCTTATCTCCAATTAGAAATAACGTGCAGCTGTTGTATACGGGATGCTCGCAGACATATCGAACGCCATACATTGACAAATATATCTGCGGTTTCTCATAATGATAGCGCATCATATCCTCCAGAAACAAAAAAAAGAAGAGCCCTCGTCAGGACCCTTCCTTTTGATAATTTATTGATCGGACTTCTCTAATCGTCGCTCAGCTCGTCGAATTCTTCGTCGTAGATTTCATCGGACTCATCTTCGTCCTCGTTGTAGCCCAACACTTCTTCCTCCGTTGGGTATAGGGCTTCATATTCTTCATCACTTTCACATCCGTAGCGGTCAGAATCTATCGAATGACCGCATTCTGGACAAATGAGCACATCTTCCCATTTGTCTTCAAACTTCATAACTGCCCCGCATTCGCTACAAATATACCTATCCGTCTCAAATGCTTCAACTTGCTTGTCGTTAAAAAATCCCATGTTCAATTATCTCCTTTCAGATTAGAAAGTACGATACACATAGTGTATGCCTACTTCCTGCATTTCGTCAAGAGATAAAAGAGCTCTTTGTATCTCCACAATAGAAGATGTAAATTTCACGTACATAAAAACGAAGAGACATTGCAAATTCAACGTCTCCCCGTCTTCGAACCCATCGATTTATTTCTTTGTCGGTTTAAAACGGCTGATCAAATTTCTCAGCATGTTTGAGGTAAATGTCCCCTCTTTCTCGAAATCCAGCCCGCTATAAAACATAGAAGCGTAAAATATCAACGGAATCAGCAATTCTGCCGCTGCCATACCGAACCTGAATTTTCGCTCTTTGACCTGATCCACAATCTGCTCTTTTTTGAATTGCTCCTCCCGTTCTCGGGCATTCACTCCTTCAATAAAGTCTCGATCATTCTTGGTCTCCTCGATTCTCAGACGGTACAGCTTCACCAAATCGTCAACTGCCGTTTTTCTCTTATCGCTCCCTACATCCATATCGGACAGAACCGAAAGCTGGTCCATAATTTCCTCGTCTAACTTTGCTTTGATTTCATCATACATTTTTGTTTCTCCTTTCGTTAAACGGATTAGGTTCCATAACAGAACGTGTTAATCGTGCGGAATATAGCTTTCGGTGTTGACTCGGAGAAGGACATACTTTTTCCGGGAAATATCGCCCATACCCTTCTCAATTTCCAGAAACAAGTATGGTGCATCTGTCGGATCTGATTGGTCCACACGCAAAGTCCCTACAAAATTTCTGCAAAATACGTACGCAGTCACCACAGCGCCAATCACTATCCCGATGAATACGATAAGCCAATCCATACACATCCTCCTTGTAAATGATTTTTCAAAAAATCCACCCCGGGCTTTTTTTTCAAATACAAAAATATCACATATTTTCGTCACCTACGTACCGAAAAAATAAAAAGCCCGCCCAAGAGCGGCTAAACTCCTGAGCGGGCCTTACTAACTGTTATTCAACACGAAACCGGCGGGTGATAACCATTTCCTGCGTGGTGAGTTCACCCTGAATTGTATCCACTTGATCCTGCAATCTGTCGATTTTGGTTTCCATCCGGTCCATTTTTTCAGCAAGCATCTTGTGACCGTCCGCAATCTGACGAATCTCTTTCTTCACATCATTCTCGATGTATGCCATAATGCTCGTCTTTGTGCGTTCTTCTGACTCGGAAATTCTAGCTGTCATGCGCTCTTCGCTGGCACGCACTTCTGAACGGACCAGCTCTCCAATCGCTTGCAAATCCTCTTTTGTGAGCATTCGAGTCAACCTCCAGTTCGTTGTGTAGATAGTATATCACGCTGCGCAAGGTGATTCAAGAGACAAATTACTTACGCTCTCTGTCGAGAAGCCAGAAAAAGCGTCTGTACAAGTCGTAATAAGTCTCCTTGCAGCAGGGTATGTCTAATCTAGATTTAAGGAAATCATAGGATACGCCAGAGGTCACTCCCGTTACAAGGTATTTCGCAATCTCTGGCGCAGCGTTTTCAGCCGTTCGCTCAAGCAGATCAATTCTATCCAGATAAAAAGATCTCGCCTCAGCACAATCCACTGTCGGATCGCTGATACGCCCGGATTTTATATATTCTTCCAAGAGCGACGGACTTTTACTCAAGGCATCGAGCAGCTGAGCAGCTTTTTTCCATATCGGATACTGAAGACAAAAGTGTTTCAGCTCATAGTATCGGTGCCGGTCAATCCAATATTTACTGCTCTTAGATAGCTCCGGACGTATGACCGTGCTCATACTACCGCTCTCCTTTCCAAACATACCCGGTGTCCTCCCACAATTTCCTCGGAGAAATATAATAGGCGATTCTGCCTTTCCTAGAGTCCATCTCCTCGATATAAGGTGGTACCGGTTTGTTGTCCCTTGTGGCAATCCCAATTGGGAGCCATTTGCACAGAATCCCCGCCCGCACCCAACATGAGTCTCTGCCATAAACCTTGGCAGCGATGTGTACAGGTACGGAGCCTGGAGGGAACTCAATACTCTCGACAGGACCTTCGCATAGTTCAAATTTTTGTACATCCATAATGGTTTTTCTCCTTTCTGACACCATTCTAGAATACGTTCTGCGTTTTCTCAAAACAATGTGAGTGGAAAATGCAGAAAAAAAATAAAAGGTCTTGAATCTTACGACTCAGACCTCTTTTTGCCCGTGCACGAGCTATTTCCTCCTTTCACAATAGAGGATGTAAATTTTGCGCAAAAAGAAAGAGCCCTTGTTCAGAGCTCGATCTTTCTTGAAAAATCACATTTTATAAAGGAACACCTTGTCGCCACGCCTACATACCTTAACTGAATATCCAGACCGTCTTATGGCGTTATGAAAGCACCCAGCACAGCTCTTACTGGAACTATAATCGTGTTCGTTAAAGTCTACATTCACAACTTTAGCTTCACCATTTATAAATTCTTCAATGAGCTTCTGCAAATCATGCTTCGCACACCTTCCCGGTATATGTTCTGTCGGTACGAGTTTCATTCTACAATTCCTCCTTGATACTTATGGATTTCTCCATAAAAGGAGACGCAATTTGTGCGAAGCCAACCATCGACGCATTGTCATCTCACAGGGATAATCTTCATAGCCGAGGGTTTCACAGGTTATAAGCCCCTCCAGGACGCCCTGTATGACGTCTTTCTCATATTGCTTATACGGACATATGTATTGAGGAATCTCTCTGTGTAGGCCCCCACATTCGGTACAGCGGAGGCGTCTTATAGAAACACGTTTTGTTTTGCGGCCTTTCGTACGTACAATACGCAGAACCTTATCATATGGTTTTAATTTTCCTCCGCACGTAGGACAGGTTGATGTGCTGCTGCTTATCATACCGATGCTCTTATCTAGATTCAACTTTGTGTAGGAGTTGACAATTCCTACATCATCTTATATGATATTCAACAAGAAATCAACCAATGAAAAGATGTGAAATTTTTTTGTGACTAAAGAGCAAATGAGAATATGCGATACAATAGTCAGACATGAAACACTAGGTTTGGTGTTAGAAAAGGCAGACATCTCAGACTATTACGCTTTACAGGAGAAGTTCAGACCGGGTTTGCTTGATTTCTCCGATTACGATTTTACAGACGACACAAGAGTCATTCTAAGCGACGAACTCTTGGATGACTACGAACGTCAAAAGAGTGAAGAATTTTACCGTCGTTGGCCGCTTATAATATCTATTATCGCAATCATTATATCATTTCTCGGAAGCATTGGCTCAGACTCTCTTCTCGGTTGCCTTATAGGAAAAATTTTTGAATAAGTGAAAGCAACGATATTATCAGAGCAAATATCGAAAGTCCCAAATTCAGTCGATAAGAATGCATTCGCTCAGCGTGTTCTATTTTTTTCAGTTCATCCTGCGTCATTCTTCGTACACCTGCCTTTTCTAGCTGCCTAAGCCTCCTTAGCTGGCTTTTTTCTTCTTCATCTAAAAATAGTTTCATTCTGCATACCTCTTTTATAAAAAAGAAGAGCCCTTGTCAGGACCCTTCTTCGCTTTCGTCTTTGCTATTTCTATTTTTTCTGATCTTCTCTTTAATCTCGTTTGCGCACATAAAACTAATTGCACCGATGATTGCCGCTGCTAGTATTCGCCTACGTTCGCCCTTTTGATATCCTCCAATAGCCGCGCCCGCCGCAATACTGCAAGCATACACCAACTCTTCACCATGTCCTTTTAGCACCATTTCATCTAATTTTTTCATCAGAATTTTTTCATCAGTCATAGCAATGACCTCCTTCATAAGAGGCGTTGCAATTATTGCGGAGGTAGCGATATGAGAAAGAAACTTTATGGAACGGCCAAATATCTAAATAAAGTCTACACTCTAAACGGAGGAGAGATAAACCACGAAGACAAAATTGAAACAAAAGGTATTATTAAACTTGGTCTCATCATCGCCGGAGCTTTACAACTAAAGAAGCTGGCGTATAAGATAGAGAACACCGAGACCAAAGCCAGTAAAATCATGAAAAATAAAAGGTGAAAATAATGCTCATAAAATGCCCTGAGTGTGAACTGCAAGTAAGCGATAAGGCTTTGTCATGCCCACACTGCGGATACCCGTTGCAAGATGGTGCGCCGGCTCGGAAGCCAAGGAGCAAAAACAACAAGAGAAAACGGCTGCCAAACGGATTCGGACAAATCAGTAAAATAAAAAACCGTAACCTAAAAAACCCTTTTCGGGTTATGGTTACGGTTGGCAAAGATGAAAAAGGTAAACCCATATCTAAGCTATTAAAGCCTGATGCATTTTTTCCTACATATAACGATGCGTACAACGCGCTTGTAGAATATCATAAAAACCCATATGACCTGGACTTAGCTCTTACCATGAGCGAGCTGTTTGCTAAGTGGAGCGAAGATCATAAAAAGAAACTTAAAAATCCTGAAAGCTTTCGAAACATGGAAATGTGTTGGAGATATTGTTCCGCCATATACAGCATGCGTGCTATGGACGTTCGACCTCGTCATATCAAAGGTTGTATGGAAGATGGAACATGCATAGTGAAAGGTATAGAGCGCCACACAACGCCAAGTCTCAAACTAAAAATCAAGTCAATGTTCAACGTCATGTTTGACTATGCGCTGGAATATGAAATCGTAGATAAAAACTATGCCAGGACGTTCAACGTGTCTGACGAGGTCATAAAAGAAAACGAAGACTCACAGAAAGACGCCCATATCCCTTACACCGAAGAAGAAATGGAAACCCTGTGGAACAACATAGACCGTTTTCCGACAATTGAGACAATCCTTATACAGTGCTATTCTGGATGGCGGCCTCAAGAGCTTGGATTGATAAGGCTCGAAAATGTCGACTTGGAAAATGGAACATTTTCTGGCGGAATGAAAACGGATGCCGGTATAGACCGAATCGTTCCAATCCACTCCAAAATTTTAGACCTTGTAAAAAAGAAATACGACGAAGCAGTCGAGCTGCATAGTGAATATCTGTTAAATGCCACGGAAAAATTCACTAAGAGCAACGACTTGATGCTGACGTATGACAAATTTAAAAGCCGATACTATACAGTTCGAGACAACCTTCATCTAAATCCCGCACACAAGCCTCACGATGGTAGAAAGCACTTTATAACAATGGCGAAGAAATATAAAGTCGATGAGTACGCCATCAAGTACATGGTCGGTCATGAGATAAGTGACCTCACCGAAAGAATATACACCAAACGTGAAATTTCTTGGCTAAAAGAAGAGATAGAAAAAATAAAATAGAGTGTAGGAATATAGTGTAGAAGTAGTGTAGGAGTAATGTAGGAGTTGCACAAAATCTCCTACATTTTCCTACACTACCCTACTTCTGCTCAAAAACTCAACCCTTGATTTTACTGGCTTTTTCTGCACGATTCAGAATTTTCTCGTAACCGCCGCTTCCATATTGGATACGGAAAGTCTAGCTATATAGCGACATTTTGCGCAAAAGTGTAGAAGTAGTGTGCGAGTGTTCCACGCTTTTGTCACTCCAGTAAAAATTTATCAAGTTTTATAGCTTGCCCTTTATATGTAATAATATTACATTACAATGGCTTTTTCTCAGGCGGTTTATTTTTTGCTCATAGCCAAGCTGGCCTTATTATACTGTGCCGAACTGATTCCAAGGAGGACCCCCAAGAAAGTATCAACGGCAGTAATTGTGCCTACGATCTGCTCTCCGTAGGGCAGTCCCCAAATGCCAGCCAGGGCGAAGTACAATGTACCAATAGCCGGAAGAAAATACTGTGCAATCCACTTAAGGATGTCATACACTTTATTTGTCATTTTCATAACTATACCTCCTACCTATTTTCCACGGACTGTAAAGTTAAATGAAAGTTGAGGACCCGTCAGCCCTTCTGGTACAATGGTTTTACCACAAACCCACGTACCTCCCGAAAGGAGACGAGTCCTCATGGCAAAATTGTATCAAATAAGCTGCCCGAAGTGCAACAACAAAACGGATTTTTATCGCTACGGAAAAGATTCGCATGGACATCAAAAGTATCGTTGCAAGAAGTGTTGGTATCAGTGGGCACCGGAAACGCCGGAGCGTGTTTATACTCGAACGAAGAGCTATCCTTCCTGTCCTATTTGCGGCAAGGCAACTTTCCTGCACCATGATATGGAGCACTACAGCGACTACCGCTGCTGTGACAAGAAGTGCAACCACTCCATGTTTGTACCGAAGCCTACCGCTATCTCTGCTCCGTCCATGTCCCAACTCTTTGGAAAGACCGATTTCAAGCGGATACGCTACCCTGTTCATGTGATTCTAACGGCCTTGAGCATGTTCTACCTGGGCAAGAACTCGTTCCGCAATATCGCATTGATTCTGCGTACCGTGATGAATGTCCAGGTGTCCCACACGACCATTAGTAACTGGTGTACCAACTTCGCCCCGATGTTCCAAAACATGGCCTTACAGCTCATTCCAGCACTCAATTTCAACTCTGACGAGTGGCATGCCGATGAAACTGTCGTTAAGATACAGGGCAAGAAATACTACCTCTGGCTCATTCTGGACAGTGAGACGCGCTTTGTCCTTGGCTTCCATCTGGACCGCCACAGGGACAGTCCTCAGGCTTTCACCATACTGGAAGCGGTAAAGGATTTAGGCTCGCCTCGCGCCATTGTGAGCGACCGTTACTTCGCCTATCAAATGCCTGTCAAGACGCTGCATGGGGTTCAGCACATCCGCGTGGAAAGTTTCCACGATGACATCACCAACAACCTCATTGAGTGCTTTAACAAGCAGTTCAAGGCATGGTACAAAACCAAACAGGGCTTTTCCTCTTTTTCCTCTGCCAACAACCTCATTTCCATGTTCATCTTTTTCTACAACTTCGTCCGCCCTCACTCCGCCTTGAATGGCCTTACTCCGGCTCAGTGCGCCGGCCTTCAACTATCCAAAAAGCGTAAGCGCGAGCTTCTGCTCGTTGCATAGA